CGCAGCTCCGAGTAGCTGTGGCCTATATTTCGCGTACTCCGCCATCGACATATTCTTGATGTCATCGACGGAGAGCTGACGTAGTCCCGAGTCATTGTCCGTGGGGCCCTGGGTGGTGAATCCGGTAGCCGATACACCGCGCATCTGAGAACGCGCGGTGACCTGCGCCTGCTGCACCGACTGAAGGATCTGGCCGGTCTTCTCCCGGAGCTGGTTGATCGACGCGTCAACCTCTTCCTGGGTATTGCCCGTCACCAGGTCGATAAGCTCCGGCGCGATGTTGTCGCGCTCAGCGGAGATCCGTTCCTGCACGTAGGCGCGGAGCCGGTTGTACTCCGACTCCTTCGCGAGGGTTTCCCGCTCCCGCTCCCGCTCCGTCTGCATCTCCACGAAGCGCTGCTCCCATTCCTGGGTGCGCTGCTCCAGGAGAGCCTTGGCCGACATCTCGCCCTCGCGCTTTGCCTTTGCGGTTTCCTCAGCGGCGGTCTGCTGTGCGGCGGCGGCGGCAGTGCGCTCCTCCCGTTCCTTTCGGAGGGTGGCCAGCTCTTCCACCAGCGCCTTGCGTTCGCTGTCGCTGGTCTCCAGGCGCTTGTAGAGCTTGTCCTTCTCCTCGCGCCGGACAGCCTCAAGCTGCTCGGCGGTGAAGCGGGCGCCCTGGTCCTGCGCCTGCTGCTGGGCAGCGGGCTCCTGGACGGTGACCGTCTCTGCCGGAGGCGGGGGAGGAGCGACCGGCGGCTTGGCGGGGTCCGCGCCGGTCTCAGCCGCACGTTCTGCGGGCGGTGCAGTGGTGGGGGGCATTACGTCAACCTCAACTTCACGCGTCGTTCGAGTCCTTGTCCGGGTTTCTCCGCTGCGCCAATTTGGTGCCTGCGGAGAGAGTCACGAGTTCGCTAAGGACCGAGTTACTGTCCGCCGCGCCCAGTCCTGGTAGTCCAGGAAGAGGCCCGGCGCTGCTCGCGCCATCCGGTTTGCTCTGACCGGCATTCGGTGAAGGTGGGGGAGTTTCGCTGCCTTCCGGCAGCATTCCCGTCGCCTGCAAGATAACAGAGTCGAATTTGGCCTTAATATATTCGAGCGCTGCATCCTGCTTGGCTTCCATGAGGCGCTCGTTGTACAGCTCCTCAAGCTTCTCGTCGACGAACTCCTCGCCCAGCTCACGCAGGGCGCCGCGCCGGGATTCCAGGCCGAGTGCCATTTTCGCCTGGATTTCATTCAGCTTGACCAGGACGTCGACCGGAAGGGGCTGGGGCCACTCGCAGGTGACCTGGTAGATCTGCGGGTCGGCGGAGTCGAGAATGAGCGGCTGCGTCTCCGGGTCGGTGATGATCCCCTCGGAGTCGGGGTTGTACAGGAGCGTGTCGGGCTCGTAGATGAAAAGAGTCTGGAGAGCCAGCGAGTTGATGCGCTTGATGCCGAAGCCGTACTGCTCGTGCTTGATCTTGCTCTTCTGAACCGTGGGCAGGTACATGATCGCCAGCGCAACGCCCGATGTGTTGCTGATCGGCTGCATCTGCCCGAGGGCACTCTCGGGCACGCCGGACAGCTCATGCATGGACCGCTTGAGGAAATTCAGGTACTCAATGGGCCACTGAAGATCGACGCCGTTCTCCAGATTGAAGACTGAGGCGTCCTTCGGAAGGCCGCCCCAGATCTTCTTCGGACCCTTCTCCAGGTTGGAAACCTTCGCGCCAGTCACGATAGTCACCGGCGCGGCGTGATACGAGATGATGTCCGAGATGTTCGTGGCCTGCTCATTGAATTCGCGGTTGAGCGGGATGAGATCCACGATGTCGGACAGGCCCCACGGTGACCCCGAGACCGGGACGTTCGGGATGTGGATGACGGGGATCGTGCCCAGCGGATTCGCGCGGGCATCGAGGAGTTCGTCATTGACGTACTCCTCGATCCACTCATCCGTGATGATCTCGGTGTAGGTGTAGACCTGGCGGGTTCCCTCCAAAGAGGTGCCCCAAAATTTGTATTTAATTTTGAGACGGAGCAGGCGGTCCCTATCGTGCGGGTGGTATTCGGGAAAGCACTGCGCACTGTTCAGGGGCAGGAGGCGGACACGGCCGGGGTGATAGGTGCCGACGGAGTTGATCCATGGCGCTTCGTAGGCGACCTTGACAAAGCAGTCGCCGGAGACGCCGCCGTTCTCGGCCATCTGGTAGAGGACGCTCTGCTTTTCGTTGTCCACATTCCAGATGCGGTCCAGGAGAGCGGGCACAATGTGCTCGTACTTCTCCGCGACCCCGAACTGGACACCCCTGCCGAAGCAGAAATTGTTGAGGTACCTGCTGAGCGCCCCCACGTAATTGATCGTGACGGCGGGCTCTCCGGCCTCCCGCTTGAAAGCCCAGTGGTGTCCAAGGTAGAACGCCCACGAGTTGGCATACCGGGTCAGGCGGGGCCCATGTACCTCGAACTCTTCGTCGGCGAGTTCCACCAGACCGAGGGGGCTGACGGAGATCGTCAGGTCGCTGGCGGCTGCGCGCATTGAGGGAGACACGAAATTGACAGACACAGGGCATCACCCCCCTTCCGGGATGAGAAGGAAGGACTACGCAGCAGGAGGCGTCAGGGCCGAGCCGAACCAAGGCAAAAGCAGCGCGTAGATGATGGGGGACATTTCCTGGGTCTGCGCGGTGCTCGACTGATTCGCCTGATAGCAGTTGATGGTCTGCACGATGCTTGTGGTAGCACCGGCCGCGACCGTCTCGAAGCAGAAAGCGGAAAGGGTGACGTTGGGGCCGTTCTGCATGGCCTCTGTGCGCGTGGTGCCGTTGATCTTGATCCGGCTGCGCAGGGCGTTCGTCGTGGTGACATTCGTCCAGCCCCACGTCGAGGACACGTACACCACCAGGAGCCGCAGGTACGTCTGGCTTGGGACGCTGAGGGTCTGCACGGTGGCGTCGCTGAATGCGCTGCTCGCCACGTTCATCGACGTGATGTGCTGCGAGTAGTACGCCTGCTGGACCACCGGGCGGGCGTTGAGGGTGGCCAGCGTGGTCGCCTGGGTGTTCTGGGTGTTCTGGAGTGCCGTTACCTGCGCCGGTACCGCCGAGAGGTTCAGGGCGCCCCCGGGGATCGTGGAGCCGCCGCCGAGGGCCAGGCCCATGATGGCGTCGACCCGGGCTGCCAGCGCCTGCACGTCGGAGGGGACGTTCGGGCTGGCTGGCAGCTCCGGGTACGGCAGCGCCGCGTAGCTGGTGCTGCCCATCAGTCCAGCCGCGCGTAGTTCGTGCGCTCGTACCGGGCGCCGGAGCGGGTGTCGCGGATGAACTTCTGCTCGGCCTCGCTACCGGCGCCGCCCGCGAATGCCGAAAGGTAGGTGGGGGCCTCGACCCATGCGGCGCTGCCGACGTGGGCCCGCTCGCGGGTGGTCTCTTCGGCGGACTTCTCGAAGACATTCGAGTTGTGATTCGGCCTACCGGGAGGGGTGACGTAGCCCTGCATGACGCCCCGGGAGAATTCATTGGGGACATCCGTGTCGGTGGCTACCCCTTCCTGGAATCGCAGCGGGCCCTTACGGGCCGTGTTCGAGCCGGTCTTCTGCTCGTAGAATCGGTCGGCCGATTCCGCGAACTGCGGGTCAGGGCTGAGAGGGCTGGTCGCCATGGCGGCCTCCTGAACTGTGAGACGTCTCCCTGATGACGCTAAGGCGCCCATTTTCAGCAGTGGTAATTACCAGGGGGTGTTTGTCATCTCGACCTCGGGCAACGTGAGATCCGCTGTGAGGTAGATGGCGTTGGCGAGAGAGTCCACGTAGTCGTCGTGCGCGGCGTCGATCTCCGGGGCGGCCACGAGAATGTGGGGGCCCTGGTAGGACAGTTCGGCGTCTTCCATCTGCTGCCGGAATCGCTGCCAGGTCCGGCGGGTGCGGGTGCGGGAGTGCGCGGGCCACACGATGAGCTGTTTGTTGAGGAGGTCCATCATGTGCGACCAGCGCTTCGTTTGACTGGTGCGGTCGCTTTTCAGCTCCACGACACTGGTGTTGGGCATAAGAACCTTCAATCGCGATGCGACGACGTCGCCCAGACCACCGACGTCGATTCCGACGCCGAGTACGTTGTAATGGGAGAGGAACTCCACGATCCGGTAATACTGGGACTCCCACTCCATACCCTGGAGATCCAGCCAGTTCAGCACACGGTGCTCGTACTGTCCGTGACGGTTCGGATAGTCCCAATTTACCCAGCAGACCGTAACGATCGTCGAGTCTTTCTTGCGGGCCGGATCGATTCCGACAACCACTGCGGAGCGGTACCAGTCCGGGACCGTCTGCATGGTGGTGTCGCCGAGGGAGTCGAATCGGTCGGCGGTGATGAGCATGCCCTTGTCGAGCAACCAGATCAGCCGGTACGACAGCTTGAATTCGTCGCTGTCCTCGCCGAGGCGTTCCATTTCGCCCCGGACACTCTTGCCGTACTGGGGGAAGTGCTTGGCGACCGTTTTCCAGTCGACCTGGAAGTGGTTCTGGGACGCGCCGCGCTTGGTGCTGTTGCGCTTGTTGATCTGGATCTGGGAGTAGAAACCGGATTTGGTGTACGAAGGGGTGCCCGTCATCACGAGAGTTCCGGCTGTCGCCGAGATCATCGGTGCGATGGACTTGTTGACCACGCGGTCGTCGGCGTCCTGCGACTCGTCAATGACAACCAGGTGGTAGGTCTGCCCCTCGATTTTTGCCTTGGGGTGGGCGGTCTGCTTTCGGATCAGGCTCCCGGATTTCTTGAGCCGGATGAGCTTTCCCCGGCCGTCCACCCGCTCGTCGATCTCCGGGTCGGAGAGGATCTCCTGCGCCCTCTCCGACGTCATCCGGTAGACGATTCGGGAGAAGAGCGTGTCTGACATGTCATCGGTCGGTGCGAAGACACCGACCCACAGTCCCTCGGCGAACTTTCCCAGCAGGTCGGGAAACATTTTCGCCAGGATGGGGAGCATGATTGCGGCACCGGCCACGGTGTCCGCAACTGTCTCGGACTTTCCGGACTGGCGCGCCCACAGCGCCGTGATCTTCGCATTGTCCTCGACAATGAGCGATTCCAGAATCCTGTAGGCCAGGGGGCGCTGGTAAGGCCGCAGCGGGTGGTTCGACAGTTCGTCGATGACGATCAGGATTTTGTTGATGATGTCGTCGACCAGCTCGGCGCCGGTGAGCGCGGGCGGAGTTCCCCCGGCCGGTGCGCCTCCGGCGGTGATGTCCGCTGCTGCTGGAGTCCCCATGCGCGCAGGCTAAAGCGGTGGAAAATGGGA